CCGCCCGAACACGGCCCGCTCGCCCCGGAGGTTGATGTAGGTCAGTTGCTGCATGGTGTTTTGGTACTCCTTTCGTGTTGGGATGAGGGAGGGAGATAGGGGAGGGGCTTGTGGTCTGCCAATGGTGGGCGATTCGAACGCCACCGGCGAATCATCACGCCCATGCGCTCAAAACTCCCTCTTACAGCATAAGCGCCAGCGCCTCGTTGACCTCCTCCATCCGCCGCGCCACCTGCGCCGGGGTCTCGACGGGCTGGTTGAACTCGACGGTCTGGTTCACCGTCACCGCCGGGACTGCCGCCTGCGCGGCCTGCGCCGTCTGGCGGCCGTCGTAGAAGGTATCCGCCGCCGACTGGGCTGTTTGTGCCATTTGCTGTTGTACCTCCAGCATTCGGGCGTTGAAAGCGTCAAACCACTGTGCGATCTCGCCCACCTTTTCCTTAAAGCCGTCCAGCAGCTTTTCGCCCAGCGTCTGCCCCAGCGCGTCATACTCCGGCGCGTAGGAGCTTATTAGCGAAAGCAGCTCGTCCTGCGACTGCGTCAGAATCAGCTTCTCTGCCTCGGCCTGGAGCGCGGCGTCCTTCATCCGCTCCTCGTAGGCCGCTTCGATGGCCTCCTGTTCCCGGTCCAGCGCCTCCAGCTGGCTGTCGGCCTTTTTCTCAATCTGGTCGATCTCTGCCCGCAGTGCATCCTTCTGATCTTGCAGGGCCAGGCGGGCGAGGCGCTCTTCTCGGCTTTCCATGGCCTGATCCAGTTGCTGTTGCAGCTTGGCACGGTTGTAATCGTCCTGCTCGTAGGCGATCTGCTGGCGGAGCCTTTCGATCTTGCGCAATTCCTCGGCGTCCTGCTTCTCGCGGTCCTCGGTATCCGCCAGCTTGTCCAGTGCCGCGATTTGGTCCTCAATGGCGGCTACGCTGTCATCCCGCCACTTCTCCCAGGTTTTGCGGCTTTCGTCCAGCCGCTGCTGCTCGGCCTCCAGCATTGCTTCGTAACGATTTTCCAGAGCCGTCAGCACACTATCGCTGAGATTGTCGAGGCTCTCTGCGTCGCGCTCGCGGATCTCCTGCTTGAGATCGTAGACCTTTTCCTCCCAGTCCATGATCTCCTCTGCGTTCATCTGGTGCTTTTGACGCAGGGCCTCCAGCTGAGCCAGTTCTTCTTCGAAGGTGATTTCGTTCATGTGACGGCGATGCTCGATGGCGCGGTAGTCCGCTTCAAGCGCCTCCTTGCGGCGGCGCTCGGCCTCCTCCGCAGCGCGCCGGGCCGCCTCAGCAGCGTCCTCCTCGTCGCTACCACCGCCCCCGCCTCCGCCTCCTCCGCCTCCTCCTGAAGCGGTGATACCCGCCTGCCCCATCAGGGCCAAGAGTGTGTTGATCAGCGAAATCACCGCCTGAATGGCCGACAGCGGCTGGCTCACGTCTACGCCCATGGCCGCCTGAATCATCAGCGCCTGCTCGGTCTGCTGTGCCTGCGTGAGCATGCCCTGCAGCGTGGAAACAATAGTCCCACCCTCGCTCTGCACAGCCGCCCCCAATGCATCCACGGCGGTGTCCGCGCCCGCCGCCGCCTTGTCCATGTCCTCCAGGCTACCGGAACCTTTATCGACGTTCACGCCGAGCTTTTTGGCCGCGCCGCTCATGTCGTCAAAGGCCTTCTCGACGTTCTGGCCGCTCTTGCGGGCGTCGTCATACGCCTTGCGGGCGTCTTTGTAGGCGTCGATGTTCTTTTTGATGTCCGCTACGTTCCGTGCCTGCTTGTCCAGCTCCTTCAGCTCGGCCTCCATCTCGGCCACGGCGTCGGCATAGTCTTCGGCGCTTTCCCCGGCGGTTCGCTGCTCCTGCACAATCCCTTCAAGCGATTCTCTTACACTCGCGGCGCTGGATGCCAGCATGTCGCTCCCATCTGCCAGCCCTTCGAAGCCGGTCAGCATGGCCATGATTTCTTCTGCCAACGCGGGCACCGTCTCACCCGTCATCTCGCTGAGCTGTGCGAGATAGCCCGTCAGGGCACCCTCCTCCCCAAAGAGGACGCCCCATGCGTCCAGCATAACCTCTGCATCCTCTTCGGTTGGGGTCGTTCCATCCAGCACCTTTTGCATCACGCTACGCGCTGCTTCGACGGCTTCGCTCGCGTCTGTATTCGAACACGCCGCAGCCACTGCCTGTACCATGCCGTCCACATAGGCGTTGGCTGCTCCTGTGTCGCCATTAAAGCTCGCAAGGTCGATGGCAAACATCCCCGTCAGCTGCTCCGCAAGCGCCTCGTTCACCTCTCCGCCCCGCGCTTTGATGGCCGTGAGCTGCTCGTCCACCCCGGCGTTGAACCAGTCGATGAATTTCTCGTTGTAGCTTTGGAGCGTTTCCAGCTGTCCTTCCATGGCATCGGCTGTCTTGATGACTACATTCTGGTATTCATCCAGGGATATTTGTCCGTTCAGGCGCCCCTGCATTGCGTTGTTTCTGTACTGCAGTTGTTCTGAAATTCCTGTCATCGCATTCAGATATTCCTGCGCATTCGCGGCCAGATAGGCATCCTGAGTTACCTGCTTCTTTTTTTCGGTCAGGATCTCCGCCTCTGCGTCCCGCGCCTCTTTCAGCTTCTGGATGTATTCGTCCAGCGATCCCGCCAACCCGTCCACGCTGCCCGCCGTCACGCTATAAGCGCTGGCCAGTTCCTCTTGTATGCTGACCATTTCCCGCTGTTCACTATAGCTTAACGAGGTCTTTTGACTCAGTGCGGTATACCGCTCCGTGAGCTCGTTCAACCGGGCAAGGCGCGCCTCCTGCTCGCTGACTGCGTCGCGATTGGCCTGCATGCGCTCTTCTTCGGCCTTTGCCGCCGCCTCTTGCGCTTTCTTCACGGCCGTGTAGGCCCCGGCGACTACCCCAAGCGCCGCCGCGACCAATCCCAGCGGACCCAGCGTCTTTGTGGTCAGTCCGATGGCCTGCATCAGCTCCTTTGCGGTTTTCAGTCCTGCGCTTGCCGCGACAAACCCCGTCATGGCCCCGGACGCCGTGGTCAATCCCGCCGTGATCCCCGGAAGAACCTGCGAAACGCCCGTCAGCTGTTCCATAATACCGCTGAAAAGCGTCGTGCCCAGCTCCACGCCCGGCGTCATCGCCTCACCGAAGGACCGTGCGAGCAATTCTGTCTGGTTAGCCGCCTTGGCCTGGGCACCGGCCAGTCCCTCGCTCAGCTTCTCGATATCGCCCATCTGAAACCGGGTTTCTTCCATGATGCCCAGATATTCAGCCTCTACCTTCTGGGCCTGCGTCAGGCTGGTGGTGGCCACGCCGCGCGCCTTGGCGTACTCCTCCCACATCTTGGCCACGTTCTTGGTCACGCCCGCGTTATCCACAAGGATGCTGTTTTCGTTGCGGATGCCCTCCGTCGCGCTCACCACCGCCTGCGACAGACTCAGGCTGGATTGGCGTCCGAAAGCCGCCGCGTTTTTCAGATTGGTAATGGTCCTTGTCGCCTGGTCCAGCGTATACCCGCGTGACAGCAGGTTTTTGAACGACGTCGCCGCCGCCGTGGCGCTGAAGAACTCGTCCGTCACCGCGTCCAGCGCCTGCTGCATCTCCTGCTGGCCGATTCCCGCGCCATCCGCTACACCGCTCAATCCCTTGACCGCTGCAGCATACGCGTTACTGGCCTCAATTCCACTCTGGATTGCCCCGGTAATCTTTTTGAAGGCCGAGCTGGCCGTCGCGCTCAAAGCAGCCCATGCCGCCGCGGTGTTCATCGTGGCCTTCTCTACCTGACCGCCAGACTTCTGCGCTTGCGCCGCAAACGCACGCAGCTCGTCCATCAGCCCATCCAGCTCTTCGCTGGACCCGTCGGCCGCCACACGGATTCGGACAATCAGCTCATCCAGCGTCATGTGCCGTCGCCTCCAATCTTCTCTCCTCCGCCGCCGAAGAACGCTTCGGGGGATATGACCTCCGTTTCGTTAGCACGGGGATTATGCAGTTCGTTCCATGCCTGCGCAATGCTGCCGATCTCGTCCATGTAGTAGTCCTCCAGCAGCTCCCGCTTGCCGATACCCAGGCACAGTCCCATGGCGATCAGCCGTTGGAGCCAGTGCCCGTCATCCCCGCGCGTACCCGGCATGCCAGCGTCCGCGCGGCGATGATAAAATTTTCAAGGTTATTGACCTCCATCCACGCCTCGATCATCTCCAGCAGCCCGCCCAGTCCCACGTTCGGGTCATCTGTCAGAGCGTGCTCATCCAGCCCCATCAGCTCTGCAAAAAGGCTCACCGCCTTTTCGGGCAGCACCGTCAGCGCCCGCACGCACAGGGTCATCATCCCGGCGCGGTCCAGCGTAGCCAGGGCTTTCCCTATGTCCCCCGCCGGAAACAGCGCCGCAAGCACCTCTCCTGGCACTTCGTCCAGCCGTCTCGCAGCCGCCAGAAACCGCCCGATAGGCATTCTATCAATGGTATAACCGCGTACCTTGCGCGCCTTGGGCAGCGACAAATCCACGCTCGTTTTTCCCGCCATGCTTTTATCCTCCCTGTCTTTGTTCGCGCGTTCCGCCCTCCGGGCGGTCCGCGCTGTGCAAGTAAGCGGCTTGGTTGCCGCTCGCTTTCGGGTGGGTCCCGTCCCCGCCCTTCACTCGCTGTCGCTTGGGTGGGGTTCGCACGTTCCGTGCCACATTGGCGCGGAACGCGTATACAAAAACGCCTGCGATTCCTCGCAAGCGTGTATTTATGCTATAACATTCCGGTCGCCGCTTATGATGGGTTCGTCGGGCTGTACTGGTTCAGATTGGGGTCGGGTTCTCCGGTTGGAATGTACGGATAGGCGGAGCTATAGACTCCCTGCTTTTCCAGGGCAATCACCTTTTTTCGAAACTCTGGCCACACCTTCCAAAACCGCTTGCGTATCTCCGGCGGCGTATCGGGCGCAAGCGTCACAACGCCGTGCGCGTCGATGTGATAGTAGCCGCTGGCGAACGTCAATTCATTGAAATATCCCATAGGCGCCCTCTCAGACGTCATCCATGAGATATTTGTCCGTATGCTCGGTTGTCCGCACGACCAGCTCACCCTTGTCCACCGTGATGATCAACGTGGGCAGGGGCATGGTGTCCATATCGTTGGTCAGCCCATCCGGCTCCACGCCGCGTGGCTGAGCAAAGATGGCCTCGTCATACATCAGAAAAAAGCGCTGTTCCCTGACCTTCTCCATGGAATAGCCGTGTTCCATGCAATACGCCTCGACGATCTTGAGCGCCATCGCGCGTCCCAGTCGTTGCTCCGCCTCGCGTTTTTCGTCTTGCTTCCTCTGCCTTTCGGTGCTCATCTTTGATCACCCCTTTCGCCGACTTCAAAAATCGAATAATCACCCTTGCTATTATAAATCACGCTGCGCTGCTGTCCAAAGGCTTTCAGCACAGCGATATCTCCATCCGAACAGATCAGATGCGCTCTTGTATCCCCTGGATGTGTATGTCCGCTCCAACGCCATCCGTCTGCCGCCATTTCCCGCGCCATATTCGGGGTCACATTCGTCATCCGCGCATTCCCCCGAATGATTCGTCTCTCCTGCCCTTTGGTAAACATCGCGTATTCGCACCCTGTCTCCGCCGTCAGCGCAGCCAAATCGCGCATGCTCACATTTCTCTTGCGCACTGTCATCCGCGCATCATATTCGGGAAGCCGTTCAAGGATTCTCATCTGCCGGTTATTGAGGGGCTGCCCCCAAATAAGTATTGCGTTCGGATTTCCTTTCCCGGTGCTGCGTTGTTCAATCGGGCTACGGATGGGCGGATGCTCTACGGTTGCGCTTTCTCCATCCAAGGGCATTGTATCATTTTTCCCGCTGTCTTGCAATTCGTTTTCCGGTTCATCTTCCACCACCGGCAGCACCGTACACCGGCAGTTCGGGTGCAATGGCGGAATGTTGCTCCCTGTTTTTGCCTTCTCGATAGGTACGATGTCCCCGTCATGCCCGGTGCATATCGGGCAGGTTCGGCTGTCCTTCGCGGTCAGAAATTCCACATACCTACATCCCGCCTGTGCGTATTCCTCCACGGCGGCACGGTTGGCCACATAGCTGGCTTCGGTGCGCACCAGCCGCTCCGCGTCGCGGTATGCCGCCGAGAAGCGGTCCGAGATTGCCTGCGCAATGGCCCGGTTGGTCTTTCCGCTCAGGTATGCCGCGGTGATTTCCTTCTCCAGCACCTGTGCCAGCCGGTCTGTGCTGTTCCAGATGCGCTTGGAATAGCTCTGGCCGCTCCAGCCGGTATCCAGCGCCATGCGTTCCCCGCGCAGGTCTGGCCTGTCAAAATTCAGAGCTTCCAGCATGCTTTGGGCATTTCCTGCGGCTGTCTGACTGGTCTGTTGCCACAGTTTGTCCAGCTCGCCTTCTTCCAGCGCGCGCAGTTTATCCGTCTGCTCTTTCACAGCACGCGCCAGTGCCTCCGCCCGCGTCAGCCGGTAGGCGTAGGCCCGGCTGTCCTCGTCAAAGGGCGCCCGTAGCGCCTCAAGCGCCTCCGCCCGCGTCAGCTTGAACCGTTTCGCGTATGTTCCGATGATCTTTTCCACCTGCGCCGCAAGGTCCTGCGATGCCTGCCGGCATGCACGGCTGATGCGGACCAGCCGTTCTGCGGCTGCTTCCTGCGCCGCGTCCATGTCGCGCTCAGCCCTTTGCTTCCAGTAGTCCGCCGCCATGTCCTCACCTCGCCGTCATCCTGTGCGCAGGCTCCGCTGTCCTTTTTGCCGGAGCGGGCGGACCAGCTCCGCTGTCCGCCCGCTCCGCCCGGCGCTTACGCGCCCGGCTTGCTCTCCTCGGCGGTGAGGAAGGCCGTGCAGGCCGCCTCGTTGCTGCGGTCGTCCGCCAGCTGCATCACGGCGTAGGGCTTGAGGCTGGGCAGCGCGGGCCGCTTGAACACGCCCGTGATGATGACCTCGCACACGGTCACGCTGTCCTGCTTGGTGGTGAAGTTGTCAAACCGGATGCCCGTCAGCTGGAACACGCGGTAGTTGAAGTAGTAGGGCAGATGATCGACGGTGTCCACCACGCAGCGCAGGGCGTACTCCTTGCCCGCTACGGTGAAGTCGCCCTCCAGCGTGTTCGTCTCCTCGTCGTAGTCGCCCAGGCCCAGCGCCGCCATGCGCTCCAGCGGCACCTCGGCCACGCGGATCTCGACGTCCTCGCCGCTCACGTTCTTGATCTGCGCGTAGAGGTCGTCGTCGTAGTACAGGTCGGTGGTGCTCTCCTTGGCCGTGCGGCTCATGCTGCCCGCGTAGGGCAGGGCCTCGCCCGCCGAGGCCGCATAGCTGGTCAGGCTGTTTTCCGTTACCGGGGCCAACGCCAGCCCCTTGAATCCGATGGCTGCTCTCCTCATGTTGCTGCGCGCGTGCGGCAGCAAAAGGGCCGCACACGCTTGACCTCCTTTATTGTTAGTGCGCACGTGCGGCCCTTTAGGAGCCGCCCGCGCTGTGCCCGTTATGGGCTTGGTCGCCGCTCGCTTACGGGCGGGTCCCATACCCACCCTTCGCTCGCTGTGGCATGGGCCGTCGGGGAGCGGGGCGGGGTGGGGCCCTTGTGTGTCCCGCTCGCTGTGGCATAGGCCGACGTTGGTTCGCACGTGCGGCCCTTTAGGAGCCGCCCGCGCTGTGCCCGTTATGGGCTTGGTCGCCGCTCGCTTACGTCAAAGGGTCCCTGCCCTTTGACCGCTCGCTGTGGCATGGGCCGTCAGTGGGCCGGGGCGGGGTGTTCCTCTTGTATATCCTAGGGTATATTTCGCCTTCACTTTCCCGCCAAGCGTTTTATATCCTAGGATATATCCCCGCCCCTGCTTCCCTTCGCGGCCTTGTATATCCTAGGCTATATTACCATCCTCGCTTCTCTGCAAAGCGTCGTATATCCTAGGCTATACCCTGCTTTCCCGACACACCGCGGCGCGGGGAGCGCTGCAACCGGCGACTGTCTCTCAATCAATGCTGTCCCGCCGTCCGCTCCCGCGCGCGCCGCGCGCCGGGTTTTGGGGGTTCGCCCCGCCTCAGCAGTAGGTTTTGTAGCGCATGGCCGCCTGCCTCCAGCCTTCGCCCGGCTCGTCCCAGCGGAAGGCCAGGTCGTAGCCCAGGGCGCGCATGGCGCCGTCCACGGCGGCCACGACGCGGCGCAGCTCGCCGCTTTTGGCCGCGAACACGCGCACGTAGTACTCCAGCTCGGTCAGGTACCAGCGGTCGTCCCGGCGATCGGCGGCGCGTTCGCCCGCCAGCGTCACCAGCACGACCGGCACGGCGGGCGGCTCGCGCGGCCACGCGGAGGTGACCGTCACCCCGTCCACCTTTTCCAGCGCGCTCAGGATGCGCGGCAAATCGTCCGTCATCCGGCGATCACCCCCTGCACCGCCCGCGCCACGGCGGCCAGCAGCGCCCCGCGCTCCGCCTGACAGGCCGGCAGCAGAAAGGGCCGCGCCGCCATGCGCGAGGTGCCCAGCTCCACGTAGACCGCGTGCGCCGCCCCCGCCGTGACCGCCCCTTCCGCGCCGCCCGCCACGGCCTCCGACCGCGCGGACAGGCTCGTTTTCAGGTCGCCCGTCTCCACGGGACATAGCCGCCGCGCGCCGTCCAGCATGCCCGCCAGTCCTTCGTCCAGCCCCGCCGCGCACGCGCCGGGCAGCGCGTCCATCAGCGCCGCCAGCGCACGCGCCGCCTCACGCGCACCCCGTACCTCGATCACCACGTTCACGCGTCCGCCCCCCTCTCCAACGGCGGAATCCACCTCAGATGCGCCTCCCAGTGCCCCGGCCACCGCGCCGCCCAGACCACGCGAAAGTCCGGGTCCGCGTCCGGCGGCACGTCCACGCATACGCCGTCCCCCGCCGAGGGATTCGCGCATAGCCCGCAGAGCATCAGCCGCATCTGCTCCGGCTCCTGACCGTACATCTGCTGCGCCAGCGCCCCGCGCAGCGGCTGCACGCACGCCGCCACCGCGCGCCCCTCCGGCAGGAAGGCGTTTCCGCCCCGCCCCGCGTCGGGCGCACGGATGATGACCTCGCGCTGCCATCGCCTGCATAGCATCACAACACCCTCCCCAGCCGAAACATGTCCAGCTGCGCCCTCATCCGCGCGGGCAAGCGGTCGATTACGTCGTTCACGCCGCCCTCGGTATGGCTCGCCGCCCCTTCCAGCCCTAAAAGCCGGAAACTCGCCGCCGCCGTCTCGATCACCGCGCCCTCCAGCGCCATGGGCAAAACCCGCCGCCCCGTATACCCCAGGATATACTGCTCCGCCTCCTCCAAAAGGTCGCCAAGCAGCTCGTCCCGGTCATTTCCCACCAGCTCCAGCCTTCGTTTGAGCCGCTCCAGCATCCTTCCTGCCCCCCTTTTTGCCGCCCCTCCCGGGCCGCGCAATCAAAAGCCCCACAATTTTTCCCATGCTCTCTCTCCTTTTCTGATGTGCCGTAACCCCTCATCGACTGCGAACCACCGCTCCGCCGCACCCCGCAGCCGCAAGCCGCAACGCGGCGAGCGCCCCCTCACCCCGCGCGTAGGCGCATCGCGCCGAGCGCCCGCGCCGTCAGGCGCAAC